GAAGAACACAAATGGAGCGAGCATAATTATTCTTGGACCGCTTCAACTAAGGAAACAAAATAATGAATACAACAAAAGAAATTCAATGTGGTGGTTTTGGCGCTCACAATTGGTACGATAAAAATTACAAACATTGCAAAAAAATTAATGCTGAATTTTGGTGCAGCCATTGTCATAAAGCAATGGAAGCAAACACAGGTTGGTATGTAAATTTTTCAGCAGGTGATGATTCACTATATCCAATGGATTATGAAATTAATGAAGCAACTTCATATAGCGGAATTAAATTAATTGGTAATGAGTGTATTAAACATTTTTTAACAAAAGATCAATATGCAGTTTACGCAAAGAAAGTAGAAGTAAAATAATTACACAGCCCGCCCCTAGTGGGCAGGCAGAGATGCAATCTCTCTGGCGGGCGCTAGAAGTACCAAGGCGGTATTTCTTAACAAAACATGGAGGCATAAATGCAACGCACAAAACTAAAAGCAGGAGAAACTTACTACTACCACGGTAAATGGACTAGGTACCCAGGTTATGTTGATGTATTTCAATCTGACTTAGATGATCCTGATTCAAACATCAACTCACGCAAACTAACAGTAGTAGATCCTAAAACGGTTTATTACTACAATGATGCAAATAAAACATACGGTTCATACAATTTTTCTTACCGTAAAAATACAAGTTATGTAAAGTGTGTAAATTCTAAAGGCGAAGATTTTTACACACAAGCAAAATGCCTTGTTATGACTTGGGCAGATTTAATAGACCAGGAAATTCCTAATTCATTAATGCGCAAAAAAGCAAATGATGAAAGAGAAGCCGAAAGACAAAAACAAGCCAACTGGAGAAAAACTGTATTGCAGCCAGCAATAGATGAATTTGTGTCTTTAATTAATTACTATAACGGTAATGAAACTGCATCAAGATATGACATTGATGCAAAAGACTACACAGATCAACCAGCAATTACCCAAGAAACACGGTTGGAAAAAATACGGTTAGAAACTTTACTTGCTTTAACCGCACAATTAAAAGCAGGCAAGGATTTAACTTCAATTGCAGCAGGATCTAACAAGGAGGAAATGTAAATGAAATATAGAGTAGAACTAATGATTGACCAGGAAAAACTAAACATGGCTGCTGAGATCTACCCAAACATAGCCTACAAAAGTAAGTCAATGAATAACGCTTTAGAGCGAGAGCGGGTGGGCAGCATTATTAGTACAGCCCTTGGTTCCTTGTTTGACAGCGTAGAAATTACAACCGTGCGCAAAATCAGTCCAATTAAAAGAACGGTTTCATAATGAAACTTACAAAACGCGGTAAGCGTGTAAGAGCAATTGCAATCTTGCTCGGGCTTGTTGCAATTTATTTCATTGTCAATAACATCTGGTGGACAGGAACAAATTACTGTTGGGGTAGCATTAACAAATGTATAGGAGGCTTGTAATGAAAAAATCAATAGTCCTTGGTTTGTTAATTGCATTAATTCCTGCAACTGCGCAAGCAGAAGAAAACGGTGCTTGGGTTAAAGTAGATGCAACTGGAACCGCAATTGGTGGGGCGATTGTTTGCGCTGCATCAGTTTGCGGTGATCCAGGAAGCCTTTACAACAAACTAACGCTGGGAACTAATGAGCGTTATGTGTTGCAAGCCCCTGCCACACCTGACGGCAATGTTGCTGGAATTGGCGCAGGGCAAGGTGCAAAATCTGTTCAAGTTGATTTAACAACTAAAGTTTGGACAGTTGTTAATGAATCTAAAATTACAGAACCAATAATTACAATTTTGCCTGATGGTAAAAAACAAATAACAGAAAAGGTTATTGGTACGCAAATTACTACACAGCGCTTTACCCCAGATCAAGCGCCTTGGGTAACACCTAATGCCGTAGTTGAAGTTACAACTGTTGTGATCCCAACAGTTACCTCCGACTTTATAGCGCAACAAGAAACACAAATTACAGCGCTGAAAGACAAGACTGCAAAACTAAAAAAGAAATTTAGAAAGAAGGCAAACTAATGAGTTACGGATCAATGATGGGTTCAGGTATCTATTCAGAAGAAGTTACACGCGAAATAGTTTGCAAAGAGCGTTGTGATGATTGTCCTGAAAATGCTAGTTGCCCTACTTATTGGAATCAAGATTTTACAACAGATGACTGGGGCAAGATAGATCAGAAAGTAACCTGCCCCACCTGCAAGCATTCATACACCTACAAGGAGGAACAAGAATGAGTTATCACATAATTGTAGTAACAGATGGGCAAGAAACTTTCAAGAAAGATTACAACAATTGTTTGCAAGCAGTACACGATTATGACAAATTTGTTGATGTAGGTATTGCTGGATTTGGACAATTAATTTATTTAGTTGAGCCTGATGGCACCTCACACCAGAAATATTTCTCACGAAAAGCATAATTTATGCAATACAACATGGAGGATCAGGGTAAAATTGTAGCGGTCCAAAAACTACTCGTTAAGGGGGAAATCATGGACAGTAAACTAAATCGGTGCGCTTATGGCGCTTGGCATTACGGAGAAAAACTCTGCGAAGTTTGTACCTTGGAGGTTAAGGGGTAGCCCGTTAAGTTTATAGCGCAAATCCTTTTAGCAACCCTTTTAGGGGCTGGATTTGTTGCTAGTACACCTGCTGCTGCCGAAGCCCCACAACTAACGCAAAAACAAAAAATAAAGTTGTTGGAGCCAAAACAGTATGCGCTCGCCATGGTTAAAAAACAATGGAAACCTGATGCGCAAAAACAATTTTCCTGTTTAAATCAACTCTGGACAAAAGAAAGCAACTGGCGTTCAAATGCTTTAAACAAGAGTTCAGGTGCATTTGGAATTGCCCAGTTTTTGCCGACTACTTGGGCTAATTACAAATATCCATACAAGCCAAAAGATCCACAAATTCAAATTGATGCTGGATTGCGTTATATCTACAAGCGCTATTCCTCTCCTTGCCACGCTTGGGCTTTTTGGCAAAAGAAAGCAGGGCCAGATTTGATCGGTGGCTGGTATTGAGTAGAATAAATTATGGACAAAAAAGTTGTAAAAATTGTGCAAGATCGTGCTGGTAATTACTGCGAAGTTTGCGGGTCACCAGCACTGCCGTCTATGGCGCTGCATCACAGAAAACTCAAATCTAGGGGCGGTCAGGACACGCCAAGCAATTTAATTAAGATACATCACGGCTGCCATAACCTAAATACCGATAGTATTCACCTCAATCCTGCAAAAGCGGAAGCAAAAGGTTGGTTATGTCCATCATGGAGAGAGCCAAACGAACACCCTTTTGTTAAACCAGATGGCACTATTATTTTGTTACAAGATGATGGTTCTGAATTCATAATGATGGAAGGCGATTAATGAACATAACAGTTAAAGGTAATGTTGGATCTGAGCCAGAACTAAAGTTTTCTAAAAACAATATGGCTTACATAAGTTTAAGTGTTGCCCATACCCCACGCGTTAAAGATGGTGATGATTGGAAAGACGGAGATACCATGTGGTTTAGAGTGGTGCAATTTGGATCTAAGGCTGAAGCAACTGCTGATTGTATTAAAAAAGGTGACGCAATTTTAGTATCTGGTGCTTTAAAGCAATCTACTTACACAGATAAAGAAGGCCAGGAAAAAGTATCACTTGAAATTACAGCAGATCACATAGGATTAGTTCCCCGTTTAGTTAAAAAAATAGCAACACGAACCGAAGGAGAATTTGCATGGTAACAGAGGGTTTAATAAGCGCCACAGAAACAGCGCAGATGCTTGGCATAACTATGAACAACTTACGCCAAATACAACACCGTAAAACAATTACATGGGTTGAGAAGTCAGGCCGTAATGTTTATTACCGCAAAACAGATGTTGAAAATTATGTAGTAAAGCGTCAGGCCCGCGTAAGTGAGTAAAGAAAAATATATTAAATCTTTAAAGATCTGGGTACATTACGGATTCTTTTTAAAGCGTTTTGGTTTAGGTTTTACTATTGACAGGTACCAAATCTCAATAGATCTTGGACCATTATGGTTAGGTTTAGAATGGGATTAGCAGAAGATCCAGAAGTAAGCATTGCATTGCAGTTATTTGCCGAAAGATTACGGACAAAAGGCAAAGACAAATTAGCCTTTAAGATTGAGAACCTAATTGACTTGGTTAAAGATGAAGTAGAGAAGGAAATCAAAGCAAAGCCGCGTAAGTAAAAGTATTCTTAGTGCATGACCTTAGTTATAGAAGAAGAAGTTACTTTAGATGATATTGATGAGGCCCTGAGCCATCTAAATTTGATGCTTAAAACAGACCATTACGGCAATCGCCTAACATGGAAAAAGAAGCAAATTCTTCTACAAAGCGTTGATGACTTGCTTGATGTAAGGCTTGTATTAACCCAGGAAAACCAGTAAATTTAGATTACTGCATAGGTCAGATGCCTATGTGAGTGCTGGATAAGACCCTCACAATCTTTACGGCTTGTGGGGGTTTTGTTCCCAATAGGAGGAAAGATGATTAAGGTTAGAAACCCGTTTTATGTAGTAAAGAAACACAGCAGTTTTGTTGCTGCTACTTGTTTCCATTGCGGGATAGTTATTAAGTTATATTACACAGAGGTGCGAGCATATAACTATTGCAATTCTTGTAAGTAATTATTTAACTCAATTTGATAGTTAATGTTTCCTAATTTATAGTGAACACATGGTAAGAAACATAACACCTGAACCAGAGCAGATTGAGCGTGAGAACAAAGTTCTTGAACTACGCTCACAGTCCTTTACTTGGCGAGCCATTGCAGGAGAAGTTGGTTATGCCAGTGGTGCTGGTGCGCTAAAGGCTTATATGAGAGCCATTAAACGCCAACAGCAAGAGCCAGTTGAAGCAGCGTTGTTTATGGAGTTATCGCGCTTAGATGAATTGCAATCAACTTACTGGGAACCCGCAGTGCAGGGCAATATGCGAGCGGGTGAATTTGTTTTAAGAATTATGGATAGGCGGGCTAAATTCTTGGGGCTAGATGCTCCAACTAAAATACAAGCAGAGGTGGTGAGTTATGAAGGCGGAGCAGGAACCCTTGATGCCGAAGTTGATAGAATCGCAAGAATCATTGACGGAGTTGATGGAAACAGCACAATCACCCTCACTGAACAGCAGGATCAAGGCGAGCAGGTTTATATGGAGAAACCGTTTAGCGCGTAAAGAACAATTACCTCCAGATGGCGATTGGAATATTTGGCTTTACATGGCTGGTAGAGGTGCTGGCAAAACGCGTACAGCAGCCGAATGGCTGGCCTGGGAAGCCATTAGAACGCCTAATACAAGATGGGCGATAGTTGCCCCTACATTCTCTGACGCAAGAGATACTTGTGCCGAAGGCGAATCTGGAGTTATTTCTATATTGAGCCGTTACCGAATGCTGGCGCATTGGAACAGATCTATGGGCGAGATCTTATTAAATAACGGATCCAGGATTAAATTATTTTCTGCTGACCAACCAGATCGTTTTAGAGGCCCGCAACATCATGGCGCTTGGTGTGATGAGTTAGCAGCGTATAGATATTCTGACGCTTGGGATCAATTACAGTTTGGATTGCGCCTAGGCAGTAAACCTAGAATTGTAATCACAACAACGCCACGACCTATGCCGCTAATTAGAATGCTGGCTAATAGAACTGACGGAACAGTAGTTATTACAAAAGGATCTACATTTGATAACGCTGCAAACTTAGCGCCATCTGCATTACTTGAATTGCAAGCCCGCTACAACAACACCAGGCTTGGCAGACAAGAGTTATATGGCGAGATCTTAGAAGATACTGAAGGCGCTCTATGGACTAAGGGATTAATTGACCGCAACAGATTAAAGAAAGCCCCTGCATTATCGCGCATAGTAGTTTCTATTGACCCTGCGGTAACGAACAATCAAACATCTGATGAAACAGGAATTATAGTTTGTGGATCTGATTCTGCTGGGCATGGATATGTACTTGGCGATTATTCATTCAAAGGTTCGCCCCTGGATTGGGCCTCTAAAGCAGTATCGGTATTTGATGAATGGAAAGCAGATTCAATCCTGGTAGAAGTAAACCAGGGTGGCGATATGGTGAGCGCAGTTCTAAAGCAAATTAGACATTCCTTGCCTATCAGAGAAGTGCGAGCGCACATAGGTAAAAGATTACGGGCCGAGCCAGTAGCAGCAATGTATGAGCAAGGCCGAATTCACCACATAGGAGAGTTCGCAGTTTTAGAAGATCAAATGACGGTGTGGACACCAAATGATTCTTATTCACCAGACCGTATTGATGCTATGGTTCAAGCGTTTAGTAATCTGCTTGGATCACAAAATGTTAGTAATTACTTTAATGCTCTTGCTAACTTTTGCCCGAAGTGCGGATTACCTATGCCTAAGTCAATGTCACATTGTTCTAAGTGTGGAAGCGCTATGATTAGCGTTGCTGAAACACAAGGGCAATTAATTTAAGGGGATTCACATGGGTCTGCGTGACCGAATCGCAAGAGTAATAGCAGGAACAGATTCAGAAAAGGCTCCGCGTTTACCTGCGGGTTCAACAACAATGACTGAACAAGAAATGCGCAATCGCGCTGGTGGTTCTATTGGTCAATCCTATGGAAACAATGTGCCGCTACCTAGAAATCCTAATCTTGCAATGATTCCATTTGGCCCAGGTATGCCAATTACACCTGGTGCAATTAACCCACTACGACCAGACGGCAGACCAGATCCGCGTAGATTTGAATATCAGGTAGCACAAAATATAAATGTAACTGAAACCCGTTTAATATCATTTAAAACATTAAGAGCAGCAGCAGATCAAATAGATATTTTACGCAGATGTATTGAAGTTACTAAATCAAAATTATCAGGACTTGATTGGGATATTGTTCTTGCGGCTGATGCCTCTGAAAAGATTGCAGCCGAATCAGGCGGAGATCATGTACGCGCTATGGCTAAAGCCCGCCAGAAATACACAGATGAAATTAATAGAGTGCGTGAGTTCTGGGAGAATCCAGATCGCGCTAACGGACTTACATTTACAGACTGGTTAATGATTGCTGCTGAAGAAACTCTTGTGATTGATGCACTTGCAATATTTCCACAACCAACCGTAGGTGGAGATTTATACGGATTACAGATTTTAGATGGTGCAACAATTAAGCCGCTTATTGATGATCGCGGTATGCGCCCTATGCCACCGTCTGCTGCTTATCAACAGATTCTTTATGGTTTTCCTAGATCTGAATTTAGTGCAAACTCTGATGACCCTGCTGCTGATGGTGAATTTACTGCTGATGACTTGGCTTATATGGTGCGCAACCGTAGGACTACAAGCGTTTATGGTTATTCACCTGTTGAGCGAGCGCTGCCACTTGCTGACATTTACCTACGCAGACAACAATGGATTAGAGCCGAATATACAGATGGCGTAATGCCAGATCTAATGTTTACAACTGATGCGGAATGGGGAACTAACCCTGATTTGCTACGCGCTTACGAAAACATTTTAAATGATGATCTTGCTGGACAGACTGAGCAGCGTAAACGCGCTCGCTTGTTACCAACTGGATTAACTCCAATATCAACTGAAGGATATGGCGAGAAGTTTAAAGATACATTAGATGATTATTTAATTACATCTATCTGCGGTCATTTTGGTGTGCAACCTGCTGAGATTGGTTTTGCTCCGAAGGTAGGATTGGGCGGCGCAGGTTTCCAGGAAGGTCAAGCGGAAAACGCAGAAGCAATTGGCATTCAACCATTGGCTAACTGGTACTCAAAGATGATGACCAACCTCTCTTACGCTTATCTTGGTATGCCACGCGAACTTGAATTTAAATTGATGACCTCAAAGCGCTTGGACAATGAGAGCAATGCCCGTAAAGCCCAGATAGAAGTTACCTCTGCTGGTAAAACTATTAATGAGCGTAGGTCAGAAATGGGCTTACCATTATTAGATACTCCGCAAGCAGATATGCCGTTGCTTGTTGCTGGCGCAGATATTTTCTTGTTCTCCCCAGACGGAATTATTAATGCTAAAGATGTAACCTCTGCTCCTGCATTAGAAGGACCAAACGCCACTGCAATAGAACCATCTACTCCAGATACAGCAGCAAGTAAGCCAGAAGAAGAACCAGAACCAAAAGAAGAATCTGAGATTGAAGAAGAAGTAGATAGGCAAACAGTTGATGAAGTTAAAGCATTTATGAAGTGGGCAAACAAAGGCAAACGCGCCCGCCTGTTTGAGTTTAAATCCTTAGATCCTATTGTTGGGGAAGCGCTTAACCGTTGTGCATTTGACGGGGATCTTGAAACCGCAAGAGCGCTCGCTAAAGCGTATTTAACATGATTTGGAAACGCGCCCTGGAAGCAGATGCGCGTTTAGCGGCTAAGAACTCAGTCAAGATCAGAGCGGCTATCGCTCAATCTTTTAATGCCAAGCGTGTATATGAACAATACCTAACAACCCAACCTGCGGTTAGTGATAAACCTGAGCAAGATCGCGCTCGCGCTAGAGCCTGGGTAATGCTCAATGTTCGCGTAAACATGGAACCTCTAAAAGAAGTTATGTTAAGAGTTTGGGCTGAGGGTTATGTAACAGGAGATACTTTTGCAAATGAGCAAGTTTTAATGGCGAGAGTTGCAGCGAAGGCTGATAACGGAAGTTATGTAGATTGGTCAAAGTGGAGGCCAGGAGATCAAGCCTCTGCTTTATTACTGCGCCCACCTAAAGCATTCCAACAATTGCTCCAACAACAAAGCATTACATTTAAAGATTTCTCTGATACTACGGTTAGAGATATTGGTAATGCCGTTGCTGATTCTATTGAACTAGGTATGAACGCTCAAAGATCTGCTAAAAACATTGCAAGATATGTGGCTAATCCTGCGCGAGCGCTGACTATTGCTATCACAGAACAAAACCGTGCTATCTCTTATGCAACTCTTAACCGCTACAAAGAATCTGAGATACAACAAGTAGAGTGGCAAACATCTAGCCCCTGCGATAAGTGCGCAGAAAACCAGGGCCAAGTTATTGCAATAGGCTCAGTATTTAATTCAGGATCTACTCAACCACCCGTTCACCCAAATTGCCGTTGCGTATTGCTACCTGTAATTCCTGATTTTGATGAATTAGACGAAGCCCCAACAGGCACAACATTAGTAACTCCACCTGCTCCGCCTGTACTGCCTGCCGCTTTCCAAACTCCAAAACAACAGATTGAAGAAACAGTTGCAGCAATGCAAAACAGAACGGTAGATCCAGGACAAAATATTTATGAAAACTTAGATAACCGCCCATTCATACCTGGCAAATGGGAAGTTGTACCACGCGAGGCTATGAGAGAAGTAGAACTAAGAAACATCATACGCTCACGCACTACAAAGTTAGATAGAGAAAGAGCAGCCGTAATTTACGATATACATGCCAAGAAAACAGATCGGACTTTTGTGGCAAAAGGTGTGGTGTATAAAAACGGACCTCTTGAAGTTCAATTTGGTGCAGGCGGTTTAAAGATTCCAGAAGGGGGCCGATTAGCAATTGTTAATGAGGTAGAAAAATTACAAAAAACTAATCCGAAGAACCGAGCAGTAGTCCATGTAACAAAAGAAAGTAGTAAGGCATACGGTTGGGCATTTTTAGGTCAAGAAGATCTATGGGTTACACCAAGAATTGTTTTTGATCCAGGCGTAGGCAGATCAGAAAAGGGTAGATTCAAAATGCCTACCACCCCAGAAACTACTCAATTGCAATACACCCTTACCCACGAATGGGGTCATTTAATTGATGAAGTTATTGAAAAAAATGACATAGTTACAAGCCTACAAACCACCACAAGAGTAGAGGCAATCAAGAGATTAAAGAAAGAATTTCCTGATGCATTTAAGAGCGGTTACTCAGGTAAAAATACAAAAGAATTTTATGCTGAAATGTTTACCGAGTATTACACAACAAATGGACAAACTCCAAACCAACTGGTGCAGGCCATGGCAGTAGAATTTGGCTGGAAAGTTCCTGAAGGTGTAATTCAACCAACAAACATAGGAGGTGTAATTAATGAGTAAACAAGAAGAAAGTTGTGATCCCGTAGATGTCATAGATCCTAAAGAAGCAACATTACAAGAACTCTATTACCTAGCAGGCAGAGGTGTGCCAGAAGCAAAAGAAATAATAAAGCGTTACGAGAAAGAAGTTGATATTATTATGGCTGAACAAGCGATTAAAAAATCAATGCAGGTAACTTGGACAGAGGTTTAAATGGCTGATGGTTTTGTTCCACCACAAACAGTCAGAAGTAATGCTGCTCGCGGTCTTGAATTACGCAGAGAGCATGGCAGAGGCGGAACAGAAGTTGGTGTTGCCCGCGCTCGCAGTTTGTCTAATGGTCAATCAATACCGTTAGTTTCAATACGAAGAATGGTGTCTTATTTTGCTCGCCATGAAGTTGATAAAAAAGGTGAGGGCTGGGGAAAAGACAGCGCAGGTTACATTGCTTGGCTATTATGGGGTGGTGACGCAGGCAGATCTTGGGCCAACGGTATTTCCAATAGAGAAAAGAAAAAGGATAAAATGACAGCAACAAATTTAACAACAGCGTTTTTTAGCATCATCAAGGCTGATAGAAACCCTGATGGAACTCTAATGGTTTACGGTAAGGCAACAGATGATTCACTAGATATTGATGAACAAATTTGTGATGATGTTTGGTTAGATAGTGCAATGCCAGCCTGGTTTAAAACTGGTGGCAATATCCGCGAACAACATTCACAAATTGCAGCAGGTATAGCAAAAGAATATGAGAAAAAACAAGATGGTCATTATATTTTAACTCAGGTAGTAGATCCTATTTCTGTAAAGAAAGTAGAGATGGGTGTACTCAAAGGTTTTTCAATTGGAATTAAAAACCCACGCGTAGTGCGCGATACTAAAGCGGCTAATGGCCGAATTGTAGATGGGCAAATTGTAGAAGTCAGTTTAGTAGATCGCCCAGCAAATCCAAACTGCCAATTAGTTTTGGCTAAATCGGTAGAAGGAGAATCCACCATGTCGCAGGTAGAAGAACTAATTGAAAAAGAAGAAAAACCAAATTATGCGGCAGTAAATGTTGGTGGAGAAGGATCAGAACCAGCAGACAAAGAACTTTACAACCGCGTAAAGGAAGCAGCAAAGAAAAAATTTGATGTGTACCCTTCTGCTTATGCTAATGCTTGGCTCACCCGCGAATACAAAAAGCGCGGAGGCACTTACAGGAAAAAAACCAAAACCATAGAAACTGCACAAGGAGAAAAAATGGAACATAAAGAAGAAGATAAGGCAATGGGCGACAAGCCATCTAAAATGGATATGTTAAAACAATATGATGAGTGCAAAGCAAATATGATGATGGCTGCTGATGCGCTTGATGAGTGCAAAGCAATGTGTAAAGAAATGGGCATTGATACTGATGAATTAGATAAGCAATATGGCGAATCTGCTGAAGAAGAATCTGCCGAAGGTCCAGCAGGTAGCGGAGCAGAACATGAATTAGAGGAAACTAAAGGTATGAAAGCCGTTGGTACAGCCTCATGTAATTGCCCTGGTTGCAAAGCATGTGCAGAAAAAGGCGGTTGCGATAAAGCAGTGTGTAAAGAACACCCTGACAAAAAATCAGCAGAGGCAGAAGAACCTGTTGTAGAAACTCCTGTTGCAGAAACACCTGCTGAGGAAATACCTGCCGAAGAAACAAAAGAAGATTCTGAGGAAAAAATATCCACAGAAGAAGTAGAAGCCATAGTAGAACAAGCAATAAAGAGCGCAACACAGTCAATTAAAACGGAGATTGCTTCTCTAGTATCCGCAAAAGAGGCGGCACTAGATAAAGCAGTAAGTTTAGAATCTGAGTTGGCAATTGCTAAATCTCTTGCGGTGGCTGGTGGTCCAAAACGAACAGGTACATCAGTGGCTCAGTCCAATGATTTGTTTGTTAAAGCCGCTACCTACAAAGCGAAAGCACAAGCAACAACCGATCCCGTACTTGCCAAGGGTTACAAGCAATTAGCAGATGAATTTCTTGCTAAAGCAAATAATCCAGACGCAACTAAATAACAATCTCTGAAAGGAAAATATGTCGTTTACAGCGCCTAAAGCGGTAGATCTATTTGGTGATACAACACCAAAAGAAGCCGCATTACTAATGGAAGAATTTACTTCTGAATTAAGTAAATCACTTTCAAACTCTACAAGTGTTCCTGGTCAGGCTCCAACAGCCGATCCAATGTCACAACTAGAGGCTCTTGCAGCAAGCAAGTCATTAACAGCAGAAGCATCAGCAGGATTACAGAATGCTCTTGCCGCACAAAGACTAGCAATGCAAGATATTCAAAAAGACATCACACTTACATCACCACTTTCAACTGCTTTTGCAGCATTTGATTTGGAAGCACCTGCAAAGATGCTTACACCTCGCCCAACACCTCTACGCAATAGAATCCCGCGTAAAAAAGGTGTCGGTACTTCACACCGTGTAAAGAGAATTACTGGTTACACAGGTACAGGTACAGGTGGACAAGCACAAGTATTCCCAGGTATCACTGAAAGCACCACAACTGCTTTTGGTTCAATTAACTTCCAACGCGGTCCTAAGATTTCTTACACCGCAGATGATTTAATTCTGCCTTACAACTCATACTCACTATCAGATGCAGTTTCATTTGATGCCAACTTCTCAGGTCTTGGTTACCAAGATCTACGCCAACTATCATCAACCTCAACTCTATATGCAACAATGCTTATGGAAGAGCGCATGATGTTAATGGCGAGAGGAACAGCGTCAGGATATTCAGGCGCACTTGCTGCACCAGTAATTGCTTCTGCAACCGCTACTGCGACTACTTCAGGCCAAACAGCATTACCTAATGGGGCGTACATTATTTTTGTAACTGCTGACGCTGGTATTTCTGCAAACGGCTTTGGTGAGTCAATTGTTTCAGCGCAAGCCTCAGAAACAACCACAGGTGGTAATAAAACTATTGTAGTAACTTTGTCTGCAGCCGTTACTGGCGCTCTTGGATATAACCTTTATGTTAAGTCAGGTGCGCAAGCAACTGCCTCATATCAAGGAACATTCCAAGGCTTAACCGCAACACTGCAAGGTGGCACTGCTGCTAACTCAGGAAACCTAATCACCTACACAACTACTGGTGCGCTAGTAACACGCGCCGCTGCAGATACATCTGCTTATGCAACTGGATATGATGGAATTCTTCCAACAGTTCTAGGTGCTAATAGCGGATTTAACAACGCAATCAACACCACATTCTCAACTGCTAACCCAGGTTCAGAGTTCCAAAAAGTATTTGCTAACCTATACAGCAATGTAAAGGCTGACCCTGATATGGTATTGCTAAACGGAAATGACCGTAAGCAACTATCAGATGCAATCAAATCAGGTTCAACAGCAAACTATCGCTTGGTAATCAATGATCCAGGTGAGGGTGGAACTACTTATGGTTCTATCGTTACTGGTTTGCAGAATGAAGTAACAGGTAAAGCAGTAGATCTTATGGTTCACCCTTGGTTAAACTCAGGTGTTGCACCAGTTCTATCATTTACACTTCCAATTCCAGACACAGAGGTTTCAGATGTTTGGGCTAACTTCATGGTTCAGGATTACATGGGCATTCAATGGCCTGTAACCCAGTTCGCTTATGAGTTCAGCACATACTTCCGTGGAACATTCTTCTGCACCGCTCCAGCATGGAATGGCGCAGTTTCAGGAATCGTAAGCGCATAATGTGTTTAGAATGTGGTTGCAATCAACCTACCGTTAGTCATGGTGGTGGTCCAACAGTTTTACCTGATGGAACTATCACATCACACATGAGTACAGCACAAATGGTTGAACCAACAGAAACACCTTAATTAACTAGAGATGGTGGTGCGTCATATAATTGGCGCACTACCATTTTTTTAAGGAGAGGCAATGTCAAGATATGTAGCACCTGATAAGGGTGTAAGAGAAACAATTATTGGTGACAAAACTTATCGCCCCGATAAAGGCGGAATCTATAATGTAGAAAGTGCGGGCCATGCTCGCGCCATGAAAGCAGAAGGTTATTTTGAAGCATCATTAAATCCTTATTCTCATGGTGACCGCAAAAGAGGATTTAGTTGCGTACAATGTGGTTTTGAAGGCTGGTTTAGAAAATGCGGTAGGTGTGGTTGTGAGGATCAATCTCCTGCAAGAGATGGGGAATAAATGACAACGGGCGTAACCGCTTTAACAGGATTTTTTGAGAATCCTTACTTAACTATTGCCGAATATAAGAACGCCCCTACCTCTATTGATTTTGACAATCTTGTTGTAGGCGGAAACTCAGGAGCGCAAGATGCAGAACTAGGCCGTGTAATTTTACGCGCTACCTCATATTTAAATGAGTATTTAAACCAAGATTTGACCGCACAAAGTATTACCGAAACACAAAGAGTTAGATTTAATAATCAAGGTTTTATAGCCTTGCACCCAAATCATAATCCAATAATTTCTTTAAGCAATTTTGAATACGGACCTACGCCTAATAGTCTAATTACTTTAACCGATCCATCAACATGTTGGTTTGAGAATCAACAAGTAATCATTCCTGTTTCAGATAGCCAACTAACTTATTCAAGCCAAGGACCACTTGCGTTTGGTGGTACAGGTGCAGGTAGTCGTGTATTTGTTAAGTACACTTATGTAGCAGGATATGTAAATACATTAATAGTTACCGCAACAGCCACACAAACAACCTTAACTGTAACTAGCGGTGCTGGATTTATAGCAGGTCAGTCTTATCGGATCTATGATGGAGCAAGCAGCGAAACAATTACAGTTGCAAGCACATATACTTTTGGATCTACAACAGTTCCTTTAACCTCAGCCCTGGGCTTTACACATGCTGCTGGTGTTGCCATAGGCAATATGCCTAGCGCTATCAAACAGGCCACCATTCTCGTTACAACGGCTTTTATCAAGGCAAGAGGCGATAACTCTTTAACTATGGCAGTAACAACCTCTGCATCAGGGAATATCAGTGGCGCTCAACGATTTGGCTCAGATTTAGCGCTGGCCTTAGATATGGTTTCTCTATACAGAAGGATTAGGTAATGGCAGGCCGTACTGGAGTAAGAGCAACGCTATACACATTTCTTTTAACGCCACAAATAGTAACCTTAAATCAAATTTTTACATCTTTCCCTAAGCGTATTAACTATCAAGTTGGTTCAACAGCAGGGCAACTTTCAAGAGCGGCTGCCGTAATTTATATTGCAGCAGAGAATGAAACCCGTCTTGCAATAGGCGGGGCTACATCTGGTTGGAAGCGTGTTGATTACACCATAATTCTTCAGGTTTACCAACATTCCCTACAACGAAATTCTGAAGAAGCAATGACTGATTTTGATACCCTTATAGACAATATTAAAACAAGGCTTAGATCAGATCATAGATTTGGCGATACAACTGGAACTTTAGTTTGGCAAGGAGCGGAGCCTCGCATAACTACCCGTTATGGAGAACCTTCCACCAGTAATGAAGGCGCTACGGAAACCTTCGCTGAGATAGAATTTGATGCAACAGAAATGATTCAAGCATAAGGAGCATGATGAGATATACATATAATGGATCAGATGAACGAGTGTTTCCTACGCTTGGAATCACAGTAAAAAAAGGTGATGTGTTTGACGCACCAGAAGGTTTTTCTCACCCTGATTGTTCAACAGGTGAAGCAAAATCATTTACTAAAACAAGTACAACTACAACCCCGTCTGCCGCGTCAGACAAGACACTAGGAGAGTGAAGTAATGTCAGTACAACAATCCGTACGAAGTTACCTCGGTATTGCTAAAGAAGCAACTAAAGGTACAGCAGTAGCACCAACAGATTTTATTCCTGTTGCTAAAGACAGTATGAAACCAGCAGATATTATTGATCCGCTTTTTGATACTGGCTTGCGTGGCTCAAATGTAGTTAATTACAACTACATTCCAGGCCGCACACGCTCAACATTTGATTTTGGTGGAGCCGTATTTGCCGACACTGTTGGCTATGGACTTGCTGGAATCATGGGTTCAGTAGCAACAACAGGTGCAAGCGCACCATTTACACACACTATTTCATTAAAGAATAGTGCAGTTGCAGCAGCAGATGACCAACCAATTTCTTACACGCTAACTGATTTTTATGCAGCAGCAGTACGCGCTTATCCTGGTTGCCAGTTTTCTGATTTCTCATTAAAATTTAATGCAGATGGAATGTTGGAATACGAAACCAAAACAACTGGTTTCTTATCAGCATCAGCCGCAACACCAACACCAACATTTTCAACAATCCTTCCAACACCAGTTTGGCAAGGCACTGTTTCAATCGGTGGATCACCAGTTTCAACAGCAATGACAGGTAACATTGATTTAACTAGAAATGTCACACCTGTTTATGGCATTGCACAAACTCAAAATCCATTCCAGGTATTTCTTGGACCATTAGAAACAAGCGGTAAATTCACTTTCATTATGGAAGATAACACCGAATTAACCCGCTATTTAACTAATACTCAACCTGCGATTGTTCTTAACTGGGCCTATGGCGCAGCAGCAGCAGCAGTTCAGATCCAGGCAACAATTACTAAGGGTGCTTACACAGCCGCAGTGATTGAGCGCGGAGATGATTTTGTAAAAGTTACATGCGATATTAATGCAATGGGTAATACTACTGATGCTGGTTCAACTGGCGGATTTAGTAATATTAAGTGGGTACTTCAGAATGCTAAGGCCTCTGGTACATACGCTTAATTAGTTCCAGAACAGATGGGTCAGTGATTGCGAACGCCTTCCCGCGATTCTGCCCATCTGTTCCTTTTAGGTTATGATGTATGGAAGGTAACTAATTAGGAGGCATGTATGTCAAAGAAAATAACACTACCATCAGGCGCAACCGTAACTTTAAAAGACGCAAGTTTATTGCGCATAAAAGATCGCAAGCGTGTTTTAAAAAGCGCTGATGCTGAAGGCGGAGATTTATCTAAAGCCCTTGCATTAGGTGATGCTTTAATTGCAATGCTTATTGATGAATGGTCTTTTGAGATGTTAATTCCAGCATTAAAAATGGAAAACATTGATGAATTAGAAATGAAAGATTACGATTTTTTAGTTGAGCAAACAAAAGATGCGCAGAAATATTTGTTTCCAGCGTTATCAGAAACAGAACAGAATGAGGCAGACCCAAAAGTCCTTACCGAAAACTCCAAAGGCTAAAATGGCTTTTGGAAGGAGGAAGGCGGCATGAAGAATTTGATTACCCTGACCAACAGTGGTACTACTTTCAAATGGCTGACCGATTTGGCTGGACACCAGAACAGGTAGATAATTTGCCAGTAGAAACAGCAGATTGGTTAATAGCCATTGCTACAACTGTTGAAAGCGTGAAGGCTGACAGGATCAAGGACTTATGAACGGTGGGGCAATTGTTATCACTAATCTTGATGATGTCTTGCGGGCTATTGGCAATGTGGGATCTGATGTTGAGCAAGGCGCAAAAATTGGTATTGGTAGAGCAGGTTTAGCAGTTGAAAGACAGGCTAAATTAAATGCTAATACTGGTACACGCAGGCGCGAAGGTAGCAAGATAATTCCACCAAAACATATTGGCCCAAGCGGTCAAGGTCCAAATGTAATTACAGGTAATTTAAGAAGATCTATAAACACATCAGTTCGCTATGGATTTGGTACTTACATAGCGATTGTTGGCGCATCAATGGTGTACGCAAGGGCAGTTGAAAAAGGAAGTCCAACTTGGAAATCTGGCGTAAAATATCCTTACTTAGAACCAGCCGCTTTAAGTTTGATCCGCTCTGGACAAATTCAAAGAATTTTTGTTGGCTCAATTAAAGAAAAAATGAGGGGATAAAATGGCTGATGTAATACCCCCGATTTTAATAAAACTTTCTGCTGATGTAAATGATCTAAAAGCAGGATTAGCCCAGGCACAAAATGGCCTCAAAGGGTTAGATGACAATATTAAAAAATCAACTGGAGGCATGACTAATTTTGTTGGCAAACTTAAAACTGTTGGCGCAGCCCTGGGTGCTACTTTTGCCGTTACACAGT